CCCTAACGAGAATTGGAACGCTAGTGGAGCCGGAGACGAAATCCTTGAATATGGCACGGTAACGGTGTGTGTATTCTCGGACCGAAATTCTGCCACTGGCGGACTTGTGTTCGAAGCGTCGTTAGACGGGACGAACTGGCAGGCCATGGAGTCTTACTCCTACAAGGTGGCTGAAGGATTGGAAAGCTTTTCCATGGCCCCTAGTGGGCGTTATTTCCGCGTTCGGTTTGTCAACGGTTCTGTCGCCTCTACTTTCACGAGAGTACAGACACTCTATCGACAGGGATATACCAAGTCCTCTAGCCATCGCATTGGCGATGTAATCAGCGCGGAGAAAGATGCGGAACTGGTGAAGGCGGTCCTGGCCGCAATGAAACCGAATGGTGATTTTACCGATATTCACTGCACGGCAGGCGGGAATCTCAAGGTTTCGGTCGAAGAAACAGAAGGTCCGATCGAGACCGCCGTACCTACACGCACACCCACCACAACCAGGGTTGCCAGTAGTGCCAGCAGCGTAACGATCCTTGCGGCAAACGCCAACCGCAAAGGATTCTCGATCAGCAATATCAGCACCAGCAAGCTGTATTTGAGCTTTACCAATCCGGCAACAACAGCAAACTGCTTTATTGAAGTACCTGCCGGGGCCTTCTTGCTGCTCGATCAGCAGTGCATTGTTCCGAATGCTATCTACGGCATCTGGGCCAGTGCTAATGGCGCTGCTCAAGTCACGGAGTACGTCTGATGGCTATTTTTCTGACTCCCGGCGGCGGCAACCCTGCTGGCAGCAGTGGCGACATTCAGCTAAACCTGGATGGCGCCTTCGGTGCTGTTTCCGGTTTTCGCTGGATCACTGGTGAATTGCAGGTTCCGGGTGACATCAAACTTGATGACGGCGGCGACTTCACTACAACAATTCAGCGTGTAACGCCGACCAAGAACAACGTCATCTCATTCCCTGATCAGACGGGGACTGTGGCCTTGGTGGGCGGCTCTACTGGGCAGCTTGTCTACAACCTGAACGGCGCTCTTGCTGGCACTAACACTATCTTCGATGCCACGACTGGCACCCGGTTCACGCTGCCATTCGGCTACGGGATCGGCGCTGGAGGCACGCAGACCCAGGCTACCAGCAAGAGCACTGGGGTGACGCTGGACACCCGCTGCGGGCAGGTAACGATGAATGCGGCTGAGCTGACAGCCAACACGACGGTGTCGTTCACCATGACCAACAGCCAGATCGCGGCGACCGACCTGATCATCATCAACCACGTTTCAGGCGGCACAACCGGGGCGTACATGTTCGGTGCCCGAGCGGCTGCTGGTTCGGCCACGATCACCGTTCGGAACGTGACTGCTGGGGCGCTGAGCGAAGCGGTTGTGATTGCTTTTGCAGTAGTAAAAGCCACTACTAACTGAGGAGATCACCACCCATGGCTTCATTCACTGTCGAGATTCCCGATTATCTGCTTCCGGCCCTGGTGGCAGAGTTCAGTCTGGTGCAGGGCAAGGTGCCTGCGGCAACGCCTGAGGAGTATTTCAAGGCGAGCGTGGTGGAAATCATCCGCCAGCGTGCCGAGATCTACAAAGTTGGGCCGTACTTCGTCGGTGCGGTTGACCCGCAGTTCAATCAGGACGGGACACCGTATGGCTGGGCGCCGCCGCCTGAGCGGCCTGCAGCACTCACTGTCGGTCAGACATGGATTGATGGCAGTGGGCAGGAGTGGGCGGTGGTGCAGGCCATTAACCCTGACGGCACGTTTGCCGCAGATGATCCTGAAACGCCCGAGCGCGAGTCTCTGGCCTGGGTGCAGACGGATGGAGGTGGCGACGGATGACGTTGATATGGCGCCCAGGCTACATAACAACATTTGCCGATCCTGATGTTCAGTCGTATTTGACAAGGGTAGAGGAGGCCGATAATCAGAGATTGGAATACCCCGTGGCGGTGGCGATTGATGAGTTTATTAGGGGCTGTAAGGAGGATGGCATCTGGCCAGCGATCAAAGCCTCCTGCATCATGGCCGGTGCTCGCACGCTGGCTGGTGCGTTGGTGCCGCTGGTGGGGGCGGCGCCGACGAATTTCAATTTTGTGGCTGGCGACTACGACCGGAAGACGGGGTTGAAGGGTAATGGGAGTACGAAGTATTTAGATACTGGGCGACTCATAAGTGCCGACCCGCAAAACAACAACCACTTATCTTACTACGTTACCACGGCAAGTTCGACTGGTGTTTATGGTGGCGTTCGTAGTAACAACCCGTCCGGTGTTGGAGACTCACTGATAGAAGCCGTAATCCCAACGTCTTACCCATTTAGAAACCGTGTTAGCAGCTTCATCCCTGCTGGAACAGGGAGTCGCTCATTGGTAGGCGCTGTAGGTTTTATCGCTACGTCTCGATCTTCGTCTGCCAATTTCATTACAAGAGACTCAGGGGTACAGCAAACTCTTGTTGTAACTTCAGCAGCCGTGTCCGCATCATTAAACGTCTTTGTATTTGTCGGGAATAACGTCGGGGTTCCCGGTGGCTATTCAAACGCCCGCCTCGCCTTCTACTCCATAGGCGAGGCCCTGGACCTTGCCCTACTTGACGCCCGCATCACCACGCTGATCAACAGATTCGCAGTCGTAATACCATGAGCCCAATTTACACTCCAGGAAAGTTAATACTTCGCCGGACGTATATTGGCCTAGACGACCCTGACGCTGCGGCATACATCACAGCGGTTGAGATTGCAGATGGTCAGCCCTTGGAGATTGAGGTTCGGGTGGCAATTCAGTCGTTTGTAAAAGGCTGCAAAGCTGATGGTATCTGGAACGCGATCAAAGCCTCCTGCATCATGGCCGGCGCCCGCACGCTGGCCGGTGCGTTGGTGCCGCTGGTGGGGCCTGCGCCGACGAATTTTAATTTTGTGGCGGGGGATTACAACCGCAAGACGGGGTTGGTCGGAAATGGAAGTACGAAGTATTTGAATAGCAATAGGGCCAATAATGCTGACCCGCAGAACAGTAAACACTTGGCTACATATGTAAACCAAGCCCCTTCCACAGATGCCTTTTTGCTTAGTTCAGGCGGGTCCGCCATTGCAGGAAACGTCACTTTATCGCGGACAACAGGCACTTGGCGTGGACGTTTAAATGTTAGTGTAGGGGTTCTTACCTTAGATTCTACTGTGATAACAGCGCCAGCTTTTGTTGCCAATGTAAGGACGGCCAGTAATGCTCAAACCATCAGAGTTAACAGTGTTACCGCGAGCAACACCACCGCTTCCGTTGCGCCCAATAGTCTTATGATTCATGTGTTTGCAGCGCCAGACCCACTCACGAATAGGGCTGACGCCCGCCTCGCTTTCTACAGCATAGGCGAATCTCTAGACCTCGCCCTGTTGGGCGCCCGCGTGACCACCCTAATCAACACATTCGGAGCTGTTATCCCATGAAACACCCATTAGACACTGCCACTACGAGGTGCGCGGAGGTGATGCTATGAGCTGGATTATTACGTCGTCGTTCTATGGCTACATCGCGGATGTTGATGCTAGGGACTACTTGGCAAGGGTTCACAACGCAGAAGGCCAAACACTGGAACCTGCTGTGGCTCTTGCCATCGAGGCGTTTGTGATTGGCTGCAAGGCGGATGGCATCTGGCCAGCGATCAAAGCTTCCTGCATCATGGCCGGCGCCCGCACGCTGGCTGGTGCGTTGGTGCCGCTGGTGGGGGCGGCGCCGACTCGGTTTGGCACGGAAGGCGGATGGAGCTACAACCGAAAGACTGGCACGGCTGGAAACGGAACGGACAACTATCTGAACAGCAATAGGGCTAATAATGCTGACCCGCAGAACAACAGCCACATTGCAGTCCGTGTCTCAAGCCAGGGTACTGGCTCAATTGTGTCGAGCGGCGATAACTTTTCAACTGGCAGAAACTCTATTGATGATACCGGGATTTTTGGGCGCTTTGACTGTAGATCATTTGCCGCCGTTTCTACTAGCAGAATCAATGCAAACACTTTGGCGGCGGTTTCTCGGTCTAGCAGCGCATCGTTTACCTACAGGCTCAACGGATCAACTATGGCGCAAGTGGTAACGTCTAGTCCACCTGATAGTGTAAACACGTTTGTATATGCAAGATCAAACGGCGGGGTAATCCAGAGCTTTTCAAGCGCCCGCCTAGCCTTCTACTCCATCGGCGAATCCCTCAACCTCGCCCTACTTGACGCCCGCGTGACCACCCTAATCAACACATTCGGAGCTGTTATCCCATGACCTGTGATGTCGCAATGATCACCGCAATGATGGCCCCGGCCAGCGTTGCCGTTGCGGTGCTGCTGGTGGCGCTGCTGCGGATTGGATGGGTCGAGTGATACCCTACCTGATCCGCTTCACCGTTGCCGTTGCACTGGTGGCCGGCCTGCTGGTCTGGTTGCTGAGTGTTGTGCCCCTGCCGGTGGCGCTGGGCGTCGCGGTCGTCTGCGCTTGGCTGGTGTTCGATCTGGTGCAGCCGTAAGCCGTAAGTCAGCTCTCGACCCCAACCGATCCTCCTCTGGGGGGGCAAACCGATGACCCGAGGTTACGAGGCGTTGAAAGCAAAATAGCACCAGCCCACCTAAAAATGTCAAATGGCGGAAACTCGTTCTCAAAGTCGCAAATCGCAGCCTGGCGAGAGTGGGCCAGAAGAAATGCAAGCGCGGGAAACTCCCCCCTTAGAGAAGTCTCACCCCCTCAACAAAGTGCCGGATTTCAAATCCGAGCCGGAGGCTGCTCCTCCTGCAAAAGACTCAGATAAACCGGCATTTAAGTCCGGCGTGATCTTTCTAACCGAGAAAGATAGAAAACTCGCCTTGTCCATGACAAGGCAGATCTACTCTCGACTAGGCCTTAATTCAAAGGCCCGTTCTTACCGTGTCAATTAACACGCCCGAAGAAAAACAAATACTCGCCCAGTCCTTGAACAAGACTGGCGACAAGGAAGGTGTGCTTGAATCGTTGAGGTATATTGCCGATAATCGCACACCTTTCGCGCTTTACGTTGCCACTAAAGACCGCTCGAATGTGATGTGGGTTTTTGACCCCGACAGCGTGTACGAAATGCTGGGGGGTGAGGATATTCATGACAAAACGTTCAGAACGCTGTTCCCTGAGCAACAAGAAAGGCAAGAAGGAATATTGTTTTACGTATTTACCAAAACACAACCCGTCGTAGTCATTAGACTCGGGCTGGAAACAATATGCTGGCTAATAGACACTTTAGAGGCGGATATGCCGTAGCTTGACGTTAACCTTGTTCCTGCTACCCGACTGATTCACCACCCGAACCCTGAGAATGCCGTTTTCCGAATATCCCACCACCAGTGGTAAATAATCGACTTGAAAGTTTT